AGCCTTTCGACTTTCGAGGCCTAATTTACTGATTAGTCAGCGAGAACGTCATCGGAATCTCCGATGTCTAGACCTGTTTCGAAGTTTACTTCGTCTCCACCGTCATTAGCTTCGACGGGCGAGTAATGTATCGCCTTCAGTACTTCTGCGGCACTCTTCGTGAAAGACATGTCTTTCGCTACTTCCGCCATTACCGGTAAAATAGGAACCGTTCCTTTATTCATATCATCCCTACTTATACCATAAGTAAAGGAACCGACGTCTATTCTCTGAGCGATTTCATCAACTGAATCGCCTATGCTATCCACGATTATTGTGAAAGCACTTGCGCCATGCTCCTTGAACAGAACCCCCAAGAATTCTTCCTTTTCTAACCACGATCTGACGCCAGCAGATGCAAACGCGCAGTCAGCTCCCTGATTCATGCGCGCGATCTCAGCCATAAATTGTTCGGCTATACTTAGACCCTTGTTTCTTTCTGAAAAGAAAACAGCCGTAAGGGGTCTGAAGATTGAGCCAGTACCCCAAGTATTGCTAGCTTCATGATATACGTCTTGCAAGAAAACGTTAACTAGTTCGCCTTGATTAACGATCCAGATTTGCTTTAAACTGTTAATTTCGATTCCAACCTGCTTAGCTGCATCCTCCACTGGTTTATAGGTCTTTTCCATACTAGTATAATCGACTCTATCTTTAGGATAAGCAAATACGCAGTCATCACCGGCCTGTACACCTAAGAGCGGTTTAAAACCTAAAATTTTCGGAATGCAATAGTGTATAACGACGCCTCCATAAAACGAGCCACCCACATGAGTTAACTTAGCTCCTGAAATTAAGCCATCAGTCATTCCGAAAATAGTAAACGGTTTAACTTCTACAAATGGACTTACTTTCTTTGCTTCCTCAAACTCTTCCGTAGAAATACTACATAATGCAGTATCCATTATTAAGTACTTATAGCACAAACAATAGATTGCAAAATCCACCCAATCGTAGTATTCTGCTTTGTAGAAAGGACGAATAGCGTAGTACATCATTGTTGCCAATGCTGCACCTATGACTGTGGCATCATATTGCGATTCATCTAGAGATAAGAACTCGTATTCTTGAGCATGCCCCTTGGTAATAAGATTCTTAACAATCTCGACTCTGTTAGGCTTGTCAAGAAGGCTTGGCATGAACGGAACTTTGAGTCTTTGTAGTTCTTTGATAAGTGGTGTTCCAACCATCGCTTCGATCATACCGGCGAGTGCGGCGTTAGGGTAGACGGATCTGGTCTTACTCTTCTTAGGCTGAAGTGATCCGTTTTCCTCTTTCCAACCATGCTTCTGAATTCTTGCTAACAACGTAACTATGGATGGAAGTTTAGAAGGGTCAGAGATTACAGTATTATCTAATACGTAAGCAATAGCGTCAACAACACTGCATTTGCGAAGCTTGTTAGTGCGCGGATCGATTACATCAGTGCCAACTAGCTTTCTGACGTCCACCCCTGAACTAAGTAATAAACGACGCGCCGTGTCTGAATCCAAGTCGCTCCAACCTTTACTGTAAACAGGCCAACCGATCAAACCATCGTTATCCTGTTCCATTCTAACTTCATGACATCCTACGGGTGATAAGCTTCCTGTTCGTAAGCCAGCGGACTCTAGCTGATCTCTAAGCCAAAGGGATCCGTCAACCAGCATTTTACTAAACTGAGAAGTGATTTCTGGATGACCCCATCCTTTAATGACGAATTTAAGAGCAGATTTTTGGACGTCTCCAACCGCATTATTGTCGAATCCGCCTCCAGTCATAACCTGTTCCTTCTCCATACACCACTGAACATATTCTGAGGAATTCTTATCAGCTGGTTCAAGAGAATCGAGCAAGTGCATGTATTCTAATTGGTCTGCGACAATCTTTCTCTCTCGTTTCTCTAAAGCACGTGTAACTTTGCTGGAACGTTTTCTGACGTTTTCAACTCTCTCACCAAATTTGATGTCAAGTGGCCTAGTTCCGTATCTTTTGATACCAGCTCCAAGTGTCGGAGTATTACCAGTTGGGTTGTCTGTAAATTCCACATCAGTTTTATAGTACAATGAGGTCAGCCTCTTGTATAAGCCAGTGTCTGATTTGAGCTGCCTTGTGACTTCCTTCTGTACATACTCCATTCGGAGATTTTCCCTGGCTGGGATGAGCGCTCCGTTTCCATCCATTACAAATCCATCTTGTATTGGAGAATGCGTAAAACGTAGATTTAATCCATCCTTCATTTGAATACCTCCTTAAATGAATTCATGATTTCATCAGCCGTTTGTCTGTAACGGTCTGAATGATCTTACGG